TTTAATTCTTTTGCGAATGCTGCTGCGATAAGAATCGGCCAGCTACCCGTAACGGCAAGGATTGCCATCCCAGCCCAGAAGTGTGCGATATGGTCTATTTTCATTTCTCGTTGGTGTTAGTATCCCACTGGTATTCGCACTTGCCATCCTCAATAGGTGGGTTCATAAAGTAGGATTGCCACATTCCCGTAGGGGCGGTGAAGCGGTAGCACGTTTCTTTTAGTTCGCACCCTTCCCCCGTGCATTTAGTAATGTCAGTCATTTTGTAAAGGTTAAAGTTGACCGATAATGGTATAGTTGTCAAGCTCTGGGTTGTCATTTCCAAGGAAAAACTCCTTGTACAGTTCAATCGCCTCTTGCACTTTACGCTCCCCCTCTGCTACAAATTCGGGAGAGACGGTGTAGATGCCAATATCAAGCGATGATTTGTCAATAGCAATGAAGATGAATTTATCAATCGGCACCCCAAAGAGACGGGTGTAGATGAACGCTTGTACATCATAAAAATATTTTCGTGCTGAAAAAGGGAAGGCACGCAAATCTTGTGTCGTTTTCAAATCTGCAATAAACCCGCTTGTGTAGATGTCCGCCTTCGCACGGAAGGGCAGCCCTCCTATCATACCAACCTGTGGTACCTCGTACTCGCAGTCATTAACGTAGTCCATCACCTGCTCGTTGCGCAGTAGTGCGTTAGCGATTCTCTCGGCTTCGCTGAACTCTTTTGCCGTAATGATTTTTTCGCCTTTCTTTTTTGCCTCTTGCCAGATTTTAGTGTTCTTGGATTGCACGTCAATCACCTCGTATTCCTTTACAAGGTCGGGTTGCAATACCATCAAATGAACCAGACGCCCCACGGAGAACGCATCAGAGTCCTCCTGCCCGTATTTTGTGACGTAGTGGTATGTCTTTGGCGAAGAGAGCAAGAGCTTTGCTGCGCTGCTCGACAAGGCCGTGCGGCCGAGGTGCCCGTAGTAGAACGAGTCATCCAGCATCTTCTCTTTGAGGGTGACGGTGTCCCAGATGGAGCCGTCAAGTAGTTTGATTGTTTTCATTTCATTATTGCTTTATACATCTCGTTCACGTCAAACGGGAGGTTTGGTTCGTATGGGTGGTGAACAAAGTCCACGTCGTAGAACGTACCGTCTGGAGCATCGCAGCTGTCAACGTCAACGTGCAGCTCGTATTCCAACATATCATCAACAGATTTGAATCCTGCCCAGTCAGCGAAGATTTCATTCCAAGAGCGAGGGGGTACATCCTCTGGGGCGATACCGATACGCTCGGCATAGTCCATTAGAAAGTCGGCTGACAGTCGCATAGGGCTACAAGTATGATTTGAGGAAGGAGAACAACTGCGAAGGCAGCTGCCGAGAGGATGAGCATCCACGCCAAAGGGACGGTGATGTCAATGATTAGGTTCTGGAGTTTGTTCATTTTGATTGGTTTTAGTTATTTGATGAAGCAAAAATGAAAAATAAATTCGAGATAAAAAAATTTATTTACATTTTTTTTTGCTTCAAGTCGTAACTTACTGAAACACCACACATTAAATTTGTGCGCTTGGTGTTGATTACACCTATTTCGTGGCGTAATTTATCACCTTATAGGTGGGAAGCAACTCCAAATCAGCCAACTCAATACGGGTGATGACGTCCAAACGCCCGTCCCGCTGGTACAACTTGAGGTACGCCTGTTCTTTTGGAACGAATACCTCCTCCAAAGTCATCTCAATCAGCTCTGCCAACTGCGAGCGAGATACCACGGCGAACCCACCAAGAGAGGCAAGCTCAAAGGCAATGTACCCAGCGTGGCCGTAGAGCCACCCAGCGTTGCCTCTGACGTTCTTTAACTCCACCCAGACCTCTTCGTTCTGCTTCTGTCCTTTGACGTCAACAGAGGTCTCCCCTTGAGGTCGGGTGATCCAGTAGTCAATGTGCAATTCAATGTCCTCTTGCCTGCTGCTCTTGCGGCAGCGGTACCCAAGTGCTTCGCAAGCAAGCACAAACCTATCTTCTCCCTGCTGGCCTACCTCTCTGGACTGTGCCCAGCGGGCATCACTCACCATAGGTGTCGTATAAATTTTGCAGGTCACGAATCCATCCCGCCCACAATTTAGGTGAGCAAGTGCAAGGCACTATCATTTTGTGCTGGAAAGTCCGTGCGTGGATGCGGGCAATCTCCTCCCGCTCCACAGCGGTCAACTTGTGTTTGCCTAAGATCGTGCCCAAGAAGGTGTACTCCGCCTGCTCAAGGCAGTGCGGCTGCTTAATGGGGAACAGCTTATTCAGCTTTGCCTTTCGGGCATCGCAACCGCAGTCAACTCCAGTAACCTCGGAGAACCATTCAACGGCTGCTTTGATTCCTGTTGATTCCGTGATGGTTTCAATTACGTCTCCCGCCCCTTTTGGCTTTCTGCCACGCTTCGTAGTCGGCTTGGATGTTGGTTCTGATTTCATTTTTTGCTTGTTTTAATGTGTTGCGAATTGAGTCCCGTGAGATGCCGATGGAGCGGTTCATTTCGCTGATGCTCATCTCTTGGTTTATTTCCAGTATCATACGGTCATACCAGCGGATGACCTCCACCTGATCCTTGACGGAGTTTAACAGCTGCTCATAAGCCATATCCTCCTCGTAATTGTACTCGTTTTCGGGTTGCCGTAGCCACTCATCCATCTCGTACATATCCCCGAAGTTCAACTTGTGCAGGTTCTCTTTTTGCTTATTTAGTTTTATACACAGATTGATGCAGGATCGGTACACAAAAAAAAAGTTCACCTCTCCGTTCTGGATGAAGTGAACCTTTCCTTCCTCGGCAAGTTGCAAAAGGCGAATGAACACCTCCTGCACCACGTCCTCGGCTACCTCCACGCCAACGTAACCCTTGGTAAAATTTATCAAGACCTTACGCTTCTTTGCGTAGAACTGGGATATTAAATCATTTGTTTTAATGTACCTAATTTTTGACGCAAATGTAGCACTTCTTGCTGCAACATAACTACTTCCGTTGATTTCTCCGCCAAACGCTGCTGCATCTGGGTACGTTCTTTTACCAAAGTTTCAAAGTCAAGGTGGTCTACAACCTCCTCCGAGTTGATAATTGACTGAGCTATCTGATAGCATCTCCAGTATTCAGCGTCCTTTCGGAACTCTAATTTCATATAGTGAATCACCGTAGCGTGAGTCCGCCCCATCTGCTTGGCAAGGTCAACCAAGGTGTATCTATTACGGAATGAATGCGTGAATGCAGTTCGTACCCGCACGTTTGCCAGCGTCCGTCTGCCGTCATCTATGTGGTCGGCGAGTACGCAAAAATCTTTATAGTTCATATTTTTTTTGTAGTTCAAGTTCAAGCTGCAAGACCTTCTGTTCGAGTGCCTGCTTCTCAACTGACATCTGGTAGAATTTCATTGATATTTCATTGTGGAATTGTCGGTACTGTTCAATGGTTCGGGACGCATCAAAGACATTTGTGAAGTGTTGTATCTCGTTATGGCCGTGTGTCTCCAGAAGCCACTGCGCCGTGGTGCCGAGGTCGATGACCTTCTGCTGGAGAAAGAACTCAAACGGTAGCACAGTTCAGTAAATTTTGTCCGTCAACCGTGAATCCTACGTTGCCCATCATTGAAGTCAGTACAATCGGGTTGTCGTATGGCGTGATGCGCCCTCCCGTCTCCGTCTCTTTTACCTTTCGGATGTGGATGTGTGTATGCTTCCAGTCCGTAGGGTGGCCAGAGTACCTGTGAATTACAACTACACAGTCCGAGCGGTTGCCCCACTTGCCCCCGTGTTCAATATCTGCGATACCGACGGGCATCGGTAGGCGTGCGTATTCGTGTCTGTCGTGGTGGACTTTCCGCATTGCCTCCGTGACTGGGTGAGTGGACAATATCAAGGTGACTTTCTCCTTGTGGGAGAATACCCGAAAGGCACTTGCTACCTCGTAATGGTATTCGTGCATTGACGTCTTGCCCAATACGCTCTGGTCTGTACGGAGGGAGTTGTACGGGTCAATAAAGGCACCCGTGTAAGGCCACTCGTTCAGTACCTCGTTAAAAATTTGCAGGAGCTCGAATGCTGAAAGGATCTTGTTCGGGTTTATGAACTTAAAGTATTCGTCAATGAAGCAGAGGTCGGAGTGCATCCGTGCCTCTGGGATGAGGTTGATCGGCTGGGCGTGCAGGAACTCAATGAGCTTTCGCTGGATACTGTGAACCTCGTTCTCTGCTGTGTAGCAAAGCCACTTCTTTCCGTGGGTGATGGATTGCATCAGCATCAAGTAGAACATCGTATGCGTCTTGCCCACGTTGGCGTGACCCGTGCATACTATAAACTCCCCCTCCTTGAATCGTAGGAACTCGTCTATCTTCTCGTTGCCGATTCGGCCCATATCAAAGTAGGAACCTTTTTGTGCCCGTTCGAGGTACGGGCTTGTGTCCGTGATGGACATAATATCTGGATGCATAAGATTGGTTTTTGCAAATAAACAAAATAAATTCCAGATGCGGGAATTTTTGCGGTCGGGGCTGGACTCGAACCAGCATTGCCAAATGAGGCAACAGTTGTACTGCAACACCCGACCAAGTGGGGAGGTGCATCACTACCCCCCCAGAGCCACCACCAAACCAATCAGAAAGGTGACTCTTCTACTGCTTGGCGTATCGCCATGTGCGCCTCTGGCTTGACCTCTTTTTTCTCCAGCCAAGCGTTGAACCGCTCCGCAAGTTCAAGGATATTGTCCGTAGGAATTGACTTGCCTGCTGCTGCGTGAGCTGCTGACAGTTCAATCGCTGCCTTCAAAGCTACTTGACGCACGATAGATGCGGTACGCTCGGCATCATTAGCCCGTGGTGCGCCTGTTGGTCGGCTCCAGTTACCGCCTCCAGCACGCTCGACCTTGATCGTGCCACGCTCGTTGATGGTGCAGGTAATGTCCTCGCCTACTTGATGCGGTGCATCTTGGCTTTTGGAGAACAACGTACCGCTTTGGCCGTTGTCAAATTGAACTTGAAATTTGTAGAACGTGTTGCCGTCATTAGACACCCACGTTCCGTTCGGGGAAATTGATACAATCTTCATTTTAGATTGGTTTTGTAACACCACTCGGAGGCGGGTGTCAGTGCCTTAATTCGTTTAAGAGCGTTTGTTTTAGCACGTCGTTCTCGGCTTCAAGGAACTCCATTCGAGAGGCCATTGCTTCTACTCGGTGCTGAAGATACTCTACCATTTGCTGCGCCGCATCTTGCGACCAGTTTGTGCGGGTTCCGTATTCCATTAAATTGCAAGGATTACTTGGCAGTTGCCACGGTGGAAACAAGCAAAGATATCGTCTGACAGGTCGGCCGTCCACTTAGGGTTGTCGATAAGTTGATCAAACGTATCTTGATCGTAATGCATCTGGAGAGATACCCTTGTGCAGTCCACTACGAGGGCGTAGTAGTTGGGGAACATATTGCTTAGCGCAACCAGCTTTCTAACGTCTGCTTTCATTTGATTGGTTTTAATTGTTTGATGAGGCAAAGTAACAACGTAGAGTTGGAATAAAAAAATATATTTACATTTTTTTTCCAATTATTTTTAGAAGCCCAGTGTTTGCAGGCAGTTGTGAGTCCTTTTGAATTGTCAATTTAGTAAAGTATTTGGAGGTATCATCAACACAACCGCCCCAATATCGGAAAGCATCGGCACCAAACTTGATAGCCGTAATGCAGTTGTCATTGTCGTATCGGTAATTGTGGGTGAGGTGTATCTCGTAAGACGAAAGAACCACCTTTGGCAGCTGGGCAAGCTGTACCAAAAGGTGATTGCGGATAAGGTCTCCCTCTTTTTTTCGGATAGCCCAGTGGGCACCCGAATAGTATTTGTTTAGGGATGGTACCTTACCAAGCGTAAGTTCATACGAATGACTCTCCGTAGTTGCCGTGTTGAGCTTCTTCATACCTGTTTGATTTCTTTAAGTTCTCGGAAGCCCACAACGGTTGCAAGTTGGTGTAGTGGTTTAGTTCAATTATCTCTTGCTCGTTTCTTGCTAACGAAATAGGTTTGATATGATCAACGTGCCATTGACCGTAATTATCCCAAGTCATACCTTCTTGAAATTTTGATTCCATATACGACTTAAAGGCAGACAAGTCAAGACCAAGCATCTTTTTTGTTCTGGTAGTTTTGTTTGCTCTAATTGCCTTGCAGTAAGACCTAACACGCTGGCGAAGATTGAAAATAAGCCGAAACAATGGGTCTGTCTTCAATCGGTTTTTAATATACTCGCGGGCGTAATCATCAAACTTTTTCTTGTTGCTTAAATAATAATCTTTCTTTTTTTTTGAAATATCATCTTTCTTATCATTCAAGTACTGACTCCTGTTAGCCTTATTGGTATAGTAGTATTGATTCTTGCACTCCTTGCAACTTGAATCAAGCCCACCCTTAATTACCTTTTTTACATAAAACAAATTACAAGGTTTCTCAACCTTGCACTTACTGCAAACCTTCGTAGTGATCTCCATTATTTCCATTCTGAAGAATTGCCCGCCATCTTGATTCCTCCTGCCGTTCGATACTTTCGTTCGTCTCTGGAGACGCTGGCTGATTTGTGGTAGTCACAGAATCCGAAGTGGTTGAGGAAGGAATTGGTGTAGTCGTTCTTGGCTTTGCCCTCTTCGACTTGTAGGTAGTAGTCACGTTTGCGGTGGTCTTTTTTCATTACGCAAACTTCCTAAAAAAAAAATTAAGAAAAAAGTTGCGTATTCCAAATTTTGGTTTATTTTACCAAAGTAAGTAGTATATAACTTAGTTACTTAGTTAAGTTAGTTAGTTCTTTAAGAACTACTTACTAAACAACTTAGAACTAAAGAAAATAAATAAAAGAAAATTAGAGCCGTTTTAAGGCACTTAAATATCAAAGTAAGGAAAACGCCCACCTAGATAAAGAAAGTCCCGCAAATCGCTTCTAAATACCCTCTATCGCCTTCTGGCTCCCTCTATTGCGAATAACATCGCAAGCAGGAAGCAACAGATGGAAATGAATATCCACGTCCGAACTGGTTTTTCGCTCGGCTTGATGGTGGTCTTAACCCACTTAGTCACTCGGATGGTGTCTGGAAGGCAGATCGCTTTGAGTCGGATGGTGTCAAACTTGCGAATCAAAGTCACTTGGATGTTGTTCTTTTGGACAACTACGGAGTCGATGTCCTTGAGGACAAGGGTGTCAAACAACCTGCGCTCTTTGGTTACGATCACCGTGTCCCACTTCTCTTGGGTAACCTGCGCTCCCTTTTTGATTGCTTTTTTTAGGTGCCAGTTAGCCGAGCAGCTACCCAGAGCAAGACTCGCAATCAGGATTATCAATGCTGCAAGCAGAGGGTGTGGGTATCTCTTCGAGTTCATTGAGCCAGTCGTTAAAGTTTGACGTATTTGGTGACTCCATTTTTCTTGGTTGCCTTTAAGATTTCCTTTCTGTTTTTCTTTGCGTAGGAAACGTGAACCCAGTCGGGTTGCTCCTTGTCCCCGAACTCCCAAATGAGTTGATCGAACTCAAGCGTCTTAATGAATTGAAACAGAGCAGCGTTGTCCTTGCATTGCAGGTCAGCGGCTTCGCCTTTTATATGCTGGCTTGTACGACTTCCACCGATTGCAGCATTGACCCTTGCATTACGGAACCCAGAGGTTACGGTGATTGCACCGATCGCATCACGGGCGGGCTGCAAAATGTTTACTGCCAGTAAACTCAACGCTTCCTTCTGCTCTGCATTTGGCTCGTTGTGTATGCCCGTCTTGGTGACGCACAGTTCTTTGAGGGTAAAGTTCTTTGTCATAATGTTTCTTTCAAGTACCAAATTTGTAGCATTATGTTACTTTTAAGTCACTTTGCTTTGGGTGGGGTGGGTTTGTCCTTTGCGTCCTTGCTCATCATCAAAGCGAAGCCGCCCATAAGGAAGGCACTGTACTCGGCGAGTGTTGCTTTCTCAAACCATACCAGTACCATACCAAGAGCCATCAGTATCAAGCCGATGGTCGTGGTCTTGGGGTTACGGAAGATCCTATCAATCATTCTTAATATCCCGATTCCAACGCCACAAGGTATAAACGAAGGAGGTTAGCATTACTACCATTCCTGCTATCTGGTGCACCTCGGCTATTGTTAATCCACCTACCGCTAAACTCCAAGACGTCGCTACTGCGCTTGTACTATCGTGTTTCATATCTCGAATGGGGCTGGGGGTTGGCAGTATTCGGAATCTGGATTCGCCACGCAAAACGCTTGGGCGTATTCGGTATCTAACGTGTAACCAAAAGAGTTTACTCCTACGGGGTTAGGCCACACCAACGCTGCATCGTAAGCGGCAAGAGCCGTATCCTGCCAAACAATATCTACGGCGTACAACGGGTCGGTTACTTCGCATACGGGAAAGCCCTCGGCATTGGTTCCCCATTGCGTACATAGGTGGCCAATTTCTACCACGCAGGAAACGAGGTCTTGGTTCCACACAAGCTCTGTTCCTTCGAGTGTTGTTACTTCTACTTGTATTGCTTGCTTGGCTGTTGCCCAGTCAGCAAATTGGTACTTCCTAAATATCATAGCGTGGTAAGTGTTGCGAGTTCGGCGTTAGTAAGACGGGTCTTGAATAGTAGGATTTGATTTGTTAAACTATCTGTTTCTGCACCTGTATCTATGTAATTACCGCCATATTGAAAACGTGAAGTAGCTCCAACTCCCCCGCTTGTATCGGTGCCAATTTGCACTCCGTCTACATATAAAACGAAGTCGTTGTTTTTATATGCTCCAGCAATTTTATGCCGTCCACTTGAAAGTGCGATACTTGTAATGTTGGCAACAGTTGAGCCCGCTGTAATTACGTATAGAATAGGGGAATTATCTGTTTGTAGGCCGATAAATATCCAGTTACTTGCTGTCCCGTCACTTATATTCAAACGCACGGGGCTGTCTGTTCTTAAAGTTTTATTTACGTCCATAAACAAAGTACCCTCCGTCTGCCCAATTAGTGAGCTTATCCCAGTCTTACTGGCTGCGTCTGCCCCACGGGTTGCGGATGCTGAAAGCGTTGGAATGTAAGAGGTGGCGTAGGCTCCTGCTTCAAGTTGTGCGCCCCAAATAAAGCCACCGCTTGTACCATTGCCAGTAAATTCTGGAATGTTATCTGCTCCCAAAGTATAACCAGTTGACGGGATTACCATTAAGACGGGGGCAATGGTAGTTGTAGTGCTGGTTACCGTAGCCGTAATTCTATACCAGCCGTTACCAACGGAAGTAATACTGCTTGAAGTTAAGCCCGAAGTCGTTACAACAGCTTGCGTTGCAAGGTTGTAAATAACGTAAGGATTACTAACAAGCCCACCAAATCTAATAAACGCATAAGTATATTCAGATGACTTAAAGTATGCTGACGTTGTAAAAGCATTACCAATACCTACGGTAAAAATTTGTGCAACATATTTATCTCCAGCGGTTGCGTTTGCAATTACTTTATCGGCATTGATAGTTCCGTCTGGACTTGTGGTAGCGTTTGCTGTTATGGTTACTTGCTCTTGTACCCAGGCCGCATTATTTATCTGCTCCGAGAACGTAACCAAATTTTGGCGCTGAGGTTCCAGCAACAAACGAGGACAAGAACTACCAAGGTAGTCCAGGCGGGGTACGTTAGCCACTGGGCCAACACTTACCGCTGCGGTGGTGGTGGGTATGTAGTCGGTAAGTACTCCAGTTTCCAACTGCGCTCCCCAAAATACCATAGTATCGTTTACTGGGACTAATGAAGATAAACTACTTGGAGAAGTTGTTATACCAAGGTCAATAAGATTGTTTACAATTACTGCTGGCGTTACGAACGTAGTTGAAATACGATAGAAGCTTCCAACGGCAGTTATGCTTGTTGAAGTGCCAGCCGATAACGACACTACACCATCTTGCAAATCATAAATTGCAACTGTGTTATTTGTTAAATCTCTGATATAAGCATATCGTGTATTTGTTCTTTTTACATATACAGATGCAGTATGCTCGGTATTTACGGCCATACTTGTAGTCGCACGAACTGCGTGTTCGCTTGTAACCCCAAGAGATACGAAAGTATCGGCAGTTGTTGTTCCATCTGGAGCAACAGTAGTATTTGCCGTAACGGTTATATTGCTCTTAGCCCAACTTGCATTATCAAAGGTTTGGCTTTGCAGAATAAGATTAGTCCGCACCTTCTCTACCAGCCCCGCAGAATTTACACGAGTAGCCGTATCCCCCGTGCGGGTGAACGCTAAATCCCCGCTGCCGTCTGTTGGCTTCTCGGCATATACCTTGCTTGTCTTGTATCCGCTGGGAATTACTACCAGAGAACTATCGTCGTAAAAACTCATCAGTTAAAATTTAAGGCGTCTATTGAATTTACCAAACACTCGTACCCTTCGGTGGTTCCGCTATCGGCGGCAACACGAGCAACATACGCATCCGCATACGTGTAAGCATTATTGAAGCAAGTAGGTACGTCACCTATTGCCCGTGTATTGTAGTCCTCATCTCCCCAATTTGAGGAGCAGTAGATATTACCCCAACCGATACTATTTGCCATTTTGCTCTTTTAAGAAATTTATCAACTTTACTTCGTTTTCTGGCTTCACTTTATAGGTACCAGCCGTGAAACGACTGCCCATCGGTAGGGTACATTTGTCCGTTTTGGTTTTCATAATACTCTGGGGTGAGGGATCCGTAGAAAGTCAAATACGATACAAGGCGTCTGCCGTAGTGTTCAGCCGTATCTCGCTCCTTTTGAATCAAGTATTCCAATTCACTCTTGTCGATGCCTTCCGAGTTCTCGGATTGCTTTTTGAAGATGCCACCGTTTGATACTTTGTAGGCAAGGAACGGGAGGATTTCCACCATTGCGTAATGAACCAGAACGTCTTGGACGTAGTCAGTCATCAGCGTTTCGTAGTTGCCTGTGAGCGTGTTGTTTAACACGTCATCTTTCAAGGTATTGTACAAGGCCGTTCCAACAAGTGCTTGGATGTGAAGGTCTTGCGCTATCTTGATGAACTGCACCATCTGGTCACGGTCAACATTGCCGTTGATTGCGGTGCGCTTGACGAGATCGTCGGGGGAAATGAATAGGGGATACATAGTTATATAACCTTATTTGGGGATGCCTATCTTTTTTGCGTACTCTGGGGTGTATCCCCGATAGTCCTGCGAGATGGGTGGCTTAGCGACTAACGAATCATTGACGGGTAACTTCACCCCCAGCTTGCGGAGTTGGTTCACGCTCACTTCCGAACGGGGGTTCTTGGGGTCTGGGCTTACGTCCTTTGCTCTTGCGAGGTATGTCTTACGCATCCAGAAGTGTTGGCAATTCGGGCCACCTTTGTACAATAGGATGTCGTAAGTGGCTGCACCGCCCTTGCCAAAGCCAGCGTTCACGGCCTTGCCGCTCATTGCGTCAATGTCCTCAAAGCGGTAGATTTTCTTGGCTTGTAGCATCAGTTTGCAGAAAGCCCGCTCACCCGTGTTTTCGCCTGCGTAAGCGTACCGAACTTTATATTTGAACCCTTCCTTCGTCACGCCGTCTTGTGCGCTCTTAGCGTTCGGGAATGCGCTTCCTGTGGATGCGAAGTTTACCTCCCGCATCTTGACAATATCTTCCTCGGAAAATACCTCATCAGCAACCAATTCCCACTCCTCCAAATCCTCATCTTCTCCAAGCGAGGTCAATTCACGCACCAGCTCCTCGGAGGCAGGGACTGATGCTTCAATCTTTTTTTGCGACTTCATTTGAGTGATGACCGCAGAAGAGTTGCCCGTGAACAACGCCTTCGCTACGGACGGCTCAAACTGCAACATCTGCACAAGGAAGGTGATTGCTTGGTCTTGGGTCAGAACGCCCTCCTGCACGGCTCTCATAATGTCCAGAGAGGACGCAATCTGCGCTCCGTTGTACGATGCCTCCTTCTGGGCGATTTCCTCGTTCACGGTGGAGACAACCTCGCTTGTGACTTGGTCGGCTTCCTTCACCCCTGTCTCCTCTTCGATTGTAGTTGCGTCCGTGATCTTGATGTCGTTGAACTCCATCGGAGAGAGCGACTTAAAGTACAAGTTCAAGGATACATTGTTCACAGCAAGCAGCTCGTCAAACGCAGTCAAGATTCCCATCTGAATAGGACGGATGACCGTGTTGTCTAAAAGCAAGTAAGCGTTCTTGATTTCG